TGATTGGGAGGGTCTTAAAACTAAGGTACTCAAATACGGCGTACGGAACTCAACATTGTCCGCACAAATGCCTTCGGAGAGCAGTTCCGTTGTGTCAAACGCAACCAATGGAATCGAACCACCTCGTGGATACCTGTCCATTAAAAAATCAAAGAAAGGACCTCTTAAGCAGATTGTTCCCCAATACGGAACTCTAAAAAATGCTTATACCCTACTTTGGGAAATGGGATCTAACAAAGGTTACATTAATGTTGTTGCAGTGATGCAAAAGTTCTTCGACCAAGCAATCAGTGGTAACTGGAGTTATAATCCAGAACATTACCCTGACAATGAAGTTCCTGTCTCTGTAATGGCACAAGATCTTTTAACTACATATAAGTACGGTTGGAAGACTTCTTATTATCAAAATACCTACGATATCAAGACTGATGAGGTTGAAGAACCCAAAGAAGGTCTTGATGATTTAATTTCACAATTACAACAAGCCGAGGAGGAAGAGTGTGAGTCTTGTAAGATTTAAGACGAATAAAGAGGAAAAACCAATGGTAGAATCCATGACGGTTTTCAACGCAGAAGAAGTTGATACTAAAAAGCAACCAATGTTTTTTGGTAAACCACTAGGTATTCAGAGATACGATTCTTACAAGTATCCAATCTTTGACAAATTGACAACACAACAGTTGGGATATTTCTGGAGACCCGAAGAAGTTTCTCTCCAGAAAGACCGTGCCGATTATCAAACTCTTCGTCCAGAGCAAAAGCATATCTTTACCTCCAATCTGAAGTATCAGATTATGCTGGATTCCGTTCAGGGTCGTGGTCCTGGTATGGCATTCATTCCATACTGCTCTCTGCCCGAATTAGAAGCATGTATGGAGGTCTGGGGATTCATGGAGATGATCCATAGTCGTTCCTATACACATATCATCAAAAACATTTATGCTGATCCTTCAGATGTATTCGATCATATTCTGAATGATAACCGTATTGTTGAACGTGCAATGACGGTAACGGAAGCATATAACGAATTTATTAATGCTGCACATCAGTATGATAATTCTAATCAATGGTCAGATGCACTGGAAGGAATTTATTACGCACAGGATGCGCGATATGAACTCAAGCGTAAACTCTTCAGAGCAGTAGCAAATGTCAACATTTTAGAAGGTATCCGATTCTATGTTAGTTTCGCTTGCAGTTTTGCATTTGGTGAACTTAAACTTATGGAAGGATCCGCTAAGATCATCTCACTTATCGCTCGCGATGAAAATCAGCATCTTGCGATCACTCAAAACATATTGAAAAAGTGGAGAGAAGGTGATGATCCAGATATGGCAAAAATTTTCAAGGAAGAAGAGCAGTGGTTAATTAGAACCTTTGACACCTGTGTAAACCAAGAAAAAATCTGGGCAGAGTACCTGTTCAAAGATGGTTCTATGATTGGTTTGAATGACAAACTACTACAACAATATGTGGAATGGATTGCCAATCGCAGAATGAAAGCAGTTGGATTAAAACCGATCTATGACGTACCCGCAAAGAATAACCCACTCCCCTGGACGGAACATTGGATTTCGTCGAAAGGTCTTCAAGTGGCTCCTCAGGAAACTGAAGTTGAATCCTACATTGTTGGAGGAATCAAGCAAGATGTCAAAGCAGATACCTTCTCAGGGTTCAGTCTCTGAGGGTGATGCTTTCAAAGTGGAAGCATTAAAATATTATGATCTAGAAGATTCTTATGCAGCATATAGAGAAGCTGCTAAATCAGATTCTTACATGTTTGGTGACTATGATGGGTATCAAGCATTTGAAGATTTAAGCAAAGAGGGGTAACACCCTCTTTTTTTTATAAATATCCATATATGGATATAGAAAAGAAAAATGTCTCTGTCTCAAAAACAATACGGTGATCTTAGGAGTCTGTACGAAAGCATCTATACACCAAAAACTGAAGTTCTTGAAGAAGAATTTATTAGTGAAGAGATGCTTGATTTGACGGATGAAGAGATTGTAGAACAAGTTGAAGAATTCTTTCAAGAGTGTGTAGAAGAAGGTCTTGATATTGATCTTGTAGAGCAGACTATTTGCGAGCATATTGATTCTCTAGAAGTTCTATCTGAGAGAGTTGATCCTAAAGAAACGCAGCGTAGAAGAGATCAGGCAAAGGATAGACTCGCTACTGGTAGTGCGATGAAGTCAGCAGCAGAAAAATCTGCTTCTAAATCTGATGGTGGTGGTGAATCCAAACTTTCAAAAATTAAAGGTGCTGTAAAAACCGCAGCAAAGGCAGCAAAGGCAGGTGCCAAAGCAGCAGGTAAAGCAGCAAAAGGTGGCGTAGGACTTGCTGCAAGAGCAGTAGGAACCGCTCAAAGGGCAGGTAGCGCAGTTAAGAGTGCTGCTAAGAGTGGATATGATAGAGGTAAGCAGGGCAGCGGATCCTCTTCTTCTGGATCCTCTAGTTCTTCTGGATCATCCGATTCTTCGGGTTCTGGAGAGACTGGTGCATCTTCTAGTGCTCCACCAAAGAAACCATCTGGTGGATCTTCTAGTGCTCCTGCACCCGCAAAGAGAAAGGATGGTCTTCTAAAGAGAGGACTTAAGAAAATTGTTAGAGGTGTTAGTAAGACTGTTTCTGCAGCAGCAGGTGCTGTTAAAGCAGGTGCTGATTCTATTACCGATAGAGCAAGGAAAGAAGAACTAGAAGCAACTGGATTGTTCTCCGATAAGGAGATTGAAGCAATCATGGAAGCAATGAGTTCTTATGATCGCAATCGTAAGAGAGCAGCAGAAAGAGCAGCAGCAAGAAATGCCGCGAGAGATTCTGGTAAAACTGGTGTAGTTCCTGGTGTTGGTTATGTAACCCCTAGAAGGGAAAAGGAAACCTATGTTGATTCCGAAGGCACAACCAGACATAAATCTGGCGCAAAGATGCCTAAAGACTGATATAAACTCAAGGGGGATTTTAAGATCCCCTTTTTTAGTCGAATCTAGTTACTGCTTTTTTAACAATTATATCCCCTTCAATTGCACGGGTATTAGTTGCTCCTTCAATTAATACTATATCGTAGTAATATCTTCCTGGTTTTAAGGATGATGTTTCTGATGCGGTTAAAGATACACGAAATCTACCAATAGCAGCATTAGTAATCTGTGTTGTTACAGTCGTTGAAGAAACAGATCCTCCATGTTTCTTCATCTTCATAGCAATAGAATATCCAGTTAGATTTAAATCACCAAAATCATCACCTAAGATGAAGGTCTGTGTGAAATCAGTTCCTGTATATATTGTGAGATTAGTAGTATAGACTGCCATGTTTATTTTTTATTAATTTACGAGGATATACCTAATCTAACTAATGCAGAACCTTCAACAGCAATTGATTTGGTATTATCCTCTGCTGTAAGTAAAACATCATAAACATATCTACCTTGCTTAATGCTAGATGTTGTAGTAGACGCTAGTGATAGTGTTACTGCTCCATCAGCAGCACTAGTTATGCCGACAGTAAATTGCGCGGTTTTTGTGGTGGATTCTGGATGTTTTCTCATCATAGAGGTGACAGCATAACCTGTCAAATTCAAAGGAGTGTTTCCAGCAGAATCTAAAATAGTTAGTGGGAGGTTAAAAGTTTCACCAGAGTTAATAGTGAGATTATTTACATATACTGACATTAGTATAAGTCTTTATTGAGTATTTATCAAAAGGACTTGACAATACTTTGAATCGTAACTAAACTAGGTTTGTTCCGGTTAAAGATAAATAATAGCTCATTATGACTCTATAAATGAGCTTTGACATAAATAATACATCAGACTATGAAAATCCCTGGACTTATTTGGAGAGACCTTTTAGTAGCGTCGATGTTTGTGACTATTTCGGTTTTGTTTATCTCATTACCAATAAGTCAAACAAACGACAGTACATTGGGCGAAAGTATTTTTGGTCTTTCAGAAAACCACCTGGAAAAAAAAGAAAAGTAAAACAGGAATCCGACTGGAAAAAATATTACGGATCCTGTCCCGAATTAAAAGAAGATCTAAAACTATACGGCAAAGAGATCTTCAGTAGAGAAATTTTAAGTTTACACGTAACAAAAGGCACCTGCAACTTTGAAGAAACAAAGCAGTTGTTTTTAAATAACGTTTTATCCGAAGCACTTGACGACGGAACGCCTGCCTACTATAATAGCAACATACTAGGGCGTTACATGCGTAAAGACTATGGTAACTTTGGAACAAACATTACAACAGACGCATGATTGGGCGGTTGATCGTATACATACTCTCTGTGAAAGAGAAGAACACGAACTCCTCTTTAATTTAGAAGACGCACATGCTATCCAAAGTGAATTCGCTGAGTGGTTAGATCCAGATATTGAAGATCACGATATTTACTCACTAGAATACTTAGGAGAAGAAGATGACTGATTCTCACGGACCATCTCAATCTTTTAAAAAAGCAATTTTAGAAGAATGCAAAAAACTATCTGAAGATGGTAAAATAATAGAAGCATCACATTTGTTTAGAGTTTATTTTCCAGAGAAAAGTTTTTACGAATTAGATCGCATGCATATCGGTTGACAAACCACTAAAACAGTGCTAGGGTTAACGGGTAAATCTAAAAAGGATGGTTATGAGAATGGTGGCAAACACCTTAGTATCAATTGTAATTGCTGCAACTGCGACTGCCAGCACTCCATTTCTTGCTACGGCACCACCTGCTGTCAAAATACCTACACAAGAATTTAAAGAAACTAAAGAATCTAAATGGACTTGTCCAGAATGTACTCCCAACGAACAGTACGTTCTAGCACAACTCCAAGAGCATACTAAGATCTCTGATCGTAATGCCCTTGCTACTATCATGGGTAATATTAAATCAGAATCTAACTTCACTCCTGATATCTGTGAAGGTGGTGCTAGAGTTTCTTATCATCAGTGTCTCACTGGCGGATTTGGATTGATTCAATGGACTTCAATTGGGCGTTATAATAATCTTGGAAGATTTTGTGATAACTATGATTGTGATCCAAGTAGTCTTGAAGGACAAACTCGGTTTATGATTAACGAAAATATTTTTCAACGTTATCTGCCAATGTTTGAAGGAAGTGGACTAACTGTCCGCCAATACATGGTTCCTGCATTTTATTGGTTGGGTTGGGGAATCAAAGGACATCGCGAACATTATGCATATAACTATAGTAAGAAATTAATTTTGGCATGATAAAAAAGTTT